GGTCGGGGGATAAGGGGGGGGTGGTTTCCCTCTTAATGGGTCCAGGCTCCGAAGAATTATTTACAAAGGGGGCTCTATCATGACGACCTACCCTGAGCCGATGGTCGCGAGAGTGATCGGGATCCCGAAGACACGGATTGCCAAGCTGAGAAAGGAAACCCTCACGAGGCCCGGCGATTGGGATCTGATCAAGCACGTGGTGCACTATCAGAAAGAGGGTCTGGAAAAATTGCTCGAGGGGCTGGGCTTAGATGCGGAGGTGTTCGGCTGGGCAGAGCCCGGCGAGGCCAAGGCAAAGGCCGCTCCGAAAGCGGAGCCCGCGGAAGCTACCCCAGCGGCTCCGAATGAGGCCCCGGCGCCAGAGAAAAATTTTACGGGTGCGGATGCGGTGGCGAAACAGGTCGAGGCGGCGGATCGGCCGATGATCGAGCTCACGGTCGCGAAGCTCTCGCGCAATCCGCTCGTGCTGCACGCGACGACGCCGGGCGGCGCCGAGGTGCTGGTGAAGGTGAAGGTGAATCGCAATTTCCGCGCTGGGATGAAGCTCAAGGCGAAGGAGCCGAAGCGCCCGGGCGTTTGGTTTCATGTGGGCAACTGCCCGCGGCGCCCCGGCCACTACTGAAAAACTACTCTTATGAAAACCCTAACTAATAACCCCAATCCCGCGATCGTGCCGCACCCGCAAGGGGGCTGGACGATTGCGCGGCCGGTCAATTCCGGCACGGCCCGCGTTTATGATGGCCAGTATCTGACCCGCACCGCGGCGCAGGCTGCCCTCATTCCTTCAACCAAGGCGGCAGCATGAAGCGCTCGACCATTCGGCATATTGACCCGGCAGCGGCTCAGTGGGGGCTGCGGGATCGCTATATCATGACGCTCGTGGATATCGCGATCGCGGGGATCGTGGAGTGCTTGGCGGTGCTCTTTCTCTTGATCGTGGATCAACCGGCGCAGGTGGGTATCTTTATTGGGATCCTCTGCTTTGCGATGGTGGTGGGGATCGTGAAGTGCCGGAAGGCTTGGCGGTTGTGGGTGGAGATCCAGGAACTCGAGGAGCTCGTGCCGTGACTCTCTGGACGCGAGACGCATCGATGCGTTACCTCAACGACAATCCTTTGCCGGGCGGCTTCGTGTGGCCTCATCGGGATGGCGGCGAGCGCAGCGTGCACCCCTCGCACACGGAGGTGATCGCTTACGGCAAGTGGTTACGGGAGACGCCGTATTTCGCGGGGCTCTTCGAGCTCTGCCACGATCTACTCGACCAGGAGACCGAGCTGGGCAATGGCGCCTGGCTCGCGGATCTGCTGAGCGCTCTGCGCACCAAACATCAGGATTTGAAACCCGAGCCCGGCCGCGAGTCGTTGGCTCATCGGCTCCGGCCTCTCGTGCGGAGCCGCGATCAACAAGAGCTCCCGATCAAAATTTAAGGACACAGAACTATGCCAAACAGAATTATCAGAGCCGGGATCCTCACTTCGGAGAAAATAAACGAGCTTTCCGTTGAGGGTGAGGTGTTTTTCCGGCGCTTGTTGTCCATTGTGGACGATTACGGGCGCACGGAAGCGCATGCGGGGCTCCTGCGCGCGGCGCTCTATCCCTTGCGCATCGACCGCGTGAAAGAGCCGATGATCAAGCGGATGCTGGCCGAGGTGGCCAAGGCGAAGCTGATAAAGCTCTACGAATCAAAAGGTAAACACTATTTGGAAGTGGTTAATTTCGGCCAACAAAGGCGCTCTGCCAGCAAGTTTCCCTCATGTGATGCGCCAATGATCGCAGATGCTACGCAAGAAATATCAGGCGATACGCAGAAGAAAGCAGATGCGCACTCAGTCGTAGTCGTATCCGAAGACGTAGTCGAAGGCGTAGTCGCGACCGCAAAGCGGCCGAGAGATCTTGCAGAAGTCATCTCCTATGCAGAGACAATCAGCTTATCGAAACTCGAAGCAGAGAAGTTTCACGATCACTTCTCAGCCAATGGCTGGAAGCAAGGCGGCAAGACCACGATCAAAGACTGGCGCGCCGCGTGCCGGAATTGGCAGCGCCGCACGACCGAGTTCGGGCCTTCGGGAAATTCTGGTTCCGACAAAAAATTTATCGGCGGGGCGCCCGCGGTGCCGTTTGATCCGAAGTTGGTCAATGCGCACACCGGCGGGGTGGAGGTGGTATCATGAGCGCCGAGAAACGAGTCGAGCATATCGTCGGGCCTGCGGGGCAGGAGATCGAGGTGATCGGCGGGCAGGCGCCGCCGCACTCGATCGAGGCTGAGCACCGGCTGATCTCGAGCGTGATCGCCGATGATACCGGCGAAGCCTGGGCGATCGCGGTGAATTGCGGGGTGAAGGCGAAGGCATTTTACGAGCCCGCGAGTGGCCTCGTATGGGGGCTGATCCACGAGCTGCGCCAGGCGGGGCAGTCGGGGGTCGATGTGGCGGTGCTGGCGGAAGAGCTGCAGCTGCGCGGCGATCTTGAGAAGATCGGCGGTGTGCAGGCCCTATCGGAAATGACGGCCAGCGCGAGCACCTCGGCCAATACGCGCTATTATGCCGAGCTTGTGGTGCTGCTTTGGGAGATGCGCCACACGGTGAAGCTCGCGGCGAGTCTGCGTGAATCGGCCCTTGATTTCTCGACCCGCGATAAGTTTGCCGAGAGCGCGGCGGATATTGGCCGCAAGCTGATCGGGCTCGGGCGCAAGGCGGCGAAGCAATCCCTCGAGGAAAAGATCGATTCGGCCAAGGATGAAGTGCTCGCGCTGGCCTCGGGCAAAGTGGATCGCAGTCGCTGGGTGCCGAGTGGGCTTGAGCGCTTCGATGCGCAGTGTAAACCTTTTGGCGCCGGTGGGGCCGATGATAAATTTATCGTGATCGGGGGCGGCTCCGGGCACGGCAAGAGTGTGGCACTGCGCCAGATCGCGCGGGCCTCGCTCCACCAGGGGCAGCGTGTCCTGGCTTATGTGCGGGAAACGGGGGTAAAAGGATTTTGCAAGATGATGGCGAGCGCCGAGGTGGGGTATGATCTCGATATCGAGGATCAGCCGGTGGATCGCCAGAAAGCCTTTTCCGACGAGATGGAACGCATGATCGAGGAGTGGGCGAATAAGCGCCTCTTCTGTATCGAAAACGAAGCGGCCTCGCCACTGGCGACGATCGAGGATCTCTGCTCGCATGCCCGCGCCTGGTGTCACCTGCACGGCACGCCCGATGTGATCCTGGTCGATTACCTGCAAATCTTCGATACCGATCGGAAGGGCCTGAGTAATAGCGAGGCCCGCGTGGCCTTTGTCTCGCACCAGCTCCAAGCCCTGCAGCGCGAGCTCGATTGTGTGATGGTGGTCGCCGCGCAGCTCAATGAGAGCGGCCTCTCCGAATCTCGACAGGCCAAGCACGACGAAGATGGCAAGCTGATCCACCGCATGCCGCACCGCGGCGATCTGCGCGAGAGCCAGGCCATCTATCACGATGCCGATCGCATGATCTTTCTCTACATGCCGCCCGAAGATACGGCGGGCAATTCGCAAGTGCAGCCCGGCCTCGTGCGGATCGAGGTCTGGTGGTATCAGGAGAAGCGCCGCACCGGTCGCACGAGTGCGGTCAAAGCCGTCTTCGAGAAATGCTACACCCGATTTGTGCCGCATGGCGACAAGCGCCCGGCGGGAACAGCGCCCGCGCCGCGCGCGCCCTCGGTGGCCGATGGCGTGAAATTCGATAAATCGAAATACCTCGGAGGTGGCTCGTGAAGATCTGCCCCGACTGCGGCAAGGCCAGCGATCCGCGCACGCTGAGCGGAGTGCATGGATTTATCGAGTGCCCGCATTGCGCGATCGGCTCGCTCTGGTGGCAGTGGAGCAATCCCGGCCCAGGTGAAATCAACCGCGCCGTGATCGATGCCTCGAAGCTCAATCTCTCAAAACCTCAAACCTCAGAATCTTAACCACGGATTACACAGATGAATACCGGATTAAATACCCCGACTCTCTGCCTCACGGCTCCGTGAAATCCAAAATCTGCAATCTAAACTCCAAAATCAAATGAGCACACGACACGATAGAAACTACCGATCATGGGATGGCGGCGGCGATGATCCACCGCATACCGATGTGGTGCTGGATCCGTTGAGCGATCCGGCCACGGATGAGTTTGGCCGGCGGCTTTGGCTGCGCGGCACCTGGCAAGATACGGCCAAGTTTTACCGGCGCCTGTCGGAAGTGTTTGCGCGGATCACAGTGGTCAATGGGGGCACGGAGGATGGGGTGGATATCTCCTCGGAGGATCATGATTGCTTGTTTGCGGATTTCGATGTGACGACCGGCGAAGCCCGGCACCTCACGCTCAAGGGGGGCAGCACCGGCAATGTGTTGCGCGATTGGATCTATCGCGGCCGGCCGCCGCTCCTCGATGCCGAGTTTGGCGTATGGTCTTCGAGTAGCACCGCGCGCTCGAAAAATAATCTGTGCTTGCGCCATCACCACGAGGACGGCGAGCCGATCCGTTATGCCTATGTGCTGGGCTCGCGGCCGATCTGGCAGGCGAGCTACGTCACGCATGTGTGGTGGTGGTCGGTGTGTCTGACCGCGCATTTCTGTGCCAAGTATTTTTGGCATAAAATCCTGGGATTCAAAGATGATTGATCCCGCCGAACATGCCGAGCTTTCGGCTCTCTTTCTCTCTTCCACGAAGCGCCTGGGCTGCGTGACTTCGGAGCTTAATCTCCGCGGCGATGAGCCGGCGGAAAAGCTGCAGCTCTCGGCGCGGCGCCTCATGACAACGCGGCGCGAACTCCTGGCGGTGGCGATGGCGATCGCGGCCGACAAGCAAGAATCTCTCAACGGCTACTACGTGAGCCCGATCTTAATAAACCGCTTGCAAGCCGCGATCACCGCGGCGGGCGACTGAACTCCAAAACCCGAAATCTAAGCTCCAAAATCGAACCATGATTACCTCCTACGCTCACTCCGATGATTACAGCACGGCGACCCGGTGCCAGTCGCTGATTGCTCGCTACTGTCCGGGCCTCATGCGCACCGGCGGCGGCGCGTTGCACGAGGAGCCCGGCATTTACTCGAAGCGGCTCGATCCCGATGAGCGGGCGCAGATCCAATCCCGCCTGCGGGCCACTGCGGGCTCGCTCGAAGAGCGCAAGTGCCTGGCATTGGAGTTTGGGGTGGGTCAAACCGCGATCCGGCGGATCTGGCAGCGCATGGAATCACAGAACGCTCAAGCTCTGCCACAGACGGAGCGCCCAAGACTATGAATACAAAAGAAAACTCCACCGCTCCGGCGGTTGCTCAGCAGCGACTTGTTCTCTCCTTGCGGCATTACGGTGCGCGTCAATACGACCCGTCGAAGTTCAAACCGATTACGGACGATCATTTAGTGAAACCTCGTGGGGGATTCTGGGCATCCCCCGTGGGGTGCAATTACGGATGGCGTGAGTGGTGCGATGCTGAATCGTTCGGTGATCTATCAACCCATTTCGATATTGAATTTGAGGGGGTGGCGCTTGTCATCGACTCGCTGGAAGACGCGAGGGATCAACTCCCGTGGGTCGAACTGATGCCTAATTGGAGTTTCCCGTTGTTCCAACCGTTAGAGATGAGCGGAATCGACGCCGTGTATCTGACCGAGAGAGGCCAACAGGAAACCCGCTTCGCTCGCCCACACAGCCTCTATGGATGGGACTGCGAGTCAGTCCTCGTGATGAACCCCAAATCTCTTAGAGAGAACAGTTCGTGTGAGACGCCGAGCGAAGCGAGGTTGTCTCGAAACGATGGTTCTACCTCCGAATTTTAACCCGTAATAATACAATGAATACAACAACAACAACTCCCGAAACTTGGATGGAAGAAGCGCGTCAAATGGCCGCTCAATGTTGGTGCGACGAAGAGACGAAGCACATAGAAATGGATACCGTGCTCGCGGAATCAGTAGCACGTCGAATCGCAAACTGGATGGACACCGCCGCACAGAATCAACGAAACACGGACTACTACCGTGGACTGCTTGAGAAGTGCGGGAAGGAAATTGGCAAGAGGGCGTATCAACAAGACGACGGCAACTATTGCGATGAGGTGCTATGCGCCAAGATTCCTGAGATAATCGCCAACGACTACAGCAACGGCGGTGGGTAGAACGACCGAGATGTGGGACGCGACGAGAACGCGCTCACGAAACAATCAACCTCCTAAAATAATATGCCTACTCAAACACAGGGCGAGCAATCGCGTTCCACACCAGCGACTGGTTCTGCTCCCGGATATACGATCAACCATGTAATGGACCTCCTGGAAGTCCCCAAGGATAGACTGCCTATATGCTTAGAGGAACTCGCAGACTATCTAGAACTAGCCCGAGTAACAGTCTCGGGAGTGAACACACTAGGCCGACTCATGGGCGTGAAGGACGCCTGCAAGCTCGACGGATTCACATGGATCGACGACGGCGCAAGGGATCAAACCCTCACGATAACCCCGATGGCCGAATCATCGCAGAACCAGCTCAGATGAGCAACGAGGCCCGAAAAACTAAGAACATGAATACACCAAATGAAACACCCGAAAAAGGACAGTCGGCCTCGTGGGCTCTGGCTGTTGGTTCTGCTCTTTATCATCGCGTCATGGCCTATGACTCAACGGACGATCTCACGCATAAAGTGTGGGATGGAACGCCTTGGATGGTGGAGGCATACACGGACAGCATAAACTCTCAACGCTGGCAGAACGTCATGGAGTGGTGTCGTGAATACTGCGGCCCCGAAGCGTGGCCAATCCACGGCAAGGCGGGGAAATGGCATAGCGGAGGCGCAACCGTGAATGGTGAAACATGGATGGGATTTGCCGATGAACAGATGATGAACGACTTCAATGCGAAGTGGCAGAACAATAGAGATGTGGGACGCGACGAGTGCGCGGCCACGAAGCAATCAACCGATTAAAATAACATGAGTGATAAAATCCAAAGCGAGCAATCGCGTTCCACACCAGCGACTGGTTCGGAAATTCCGGTTTGCCCAACCTGTAAACAACACGAGTTCGCGGAACTTTATCCAAGTAAGATAGAGCCTCGTGGATACACTCTCTATTGCCGCAGATGCGAAGAGGGGTGCATCACTCCGCTATTTCTTCCGAACATGAAAGACTAGCGATTGAGCGGAGCGAAATTGCTAGCTCTGACTCGTTCGACCCTAACTGACATAACGAAAACACTATGACACAAGTAACCGAAACAGATATAGAAAACACGATAACATCTTTGGCTCAATCGCTCGATGATGACTTAGCTAAGCAAAGCCAAGAAGACCTGGAGCAGTATTGGTTTTTTAAGTGGGACGCTGAAGCTTCCGACGAAATCAATCTCTACAATTTTCACGACCTGCTAGACCTATACGGGAGCCACTGCCGCCGATGGGAGGAAAAGCACCACGGGCACATCTGTGTGGTCGAAAGAGTGCGCGATAAATATCTAAGGCCAAAGATTCGGGAGTTCCTAGAAATTCTTTCGTCGAACATCAAGAGCAGCCAACCCGACCAATGACTACCGACGACCTTAAATCTCCCGCGAGTAACCAGCAGCGCCCAATCGGGTTGGCTGTCTCGCCTCGTTCGCGTCTTGCCTCCGAACTGCATCGGGTAAGATGTGCATTAAACTACTACGATAAAGGTGCTGGCGTGAGGAGTAAAAATGCTGCGCGTAAAATTTCAGAACTCAAATCGGAACTCAAACGACTACTAGATTTACGCCCGGCGAGAAAGTCTAAACAGCGCCTATACTCTACAAAGGGGCGTTACCGGCGTGGCTGCATGACGCGCATGACTGGCGGAATCTCGAAGCGTCTTGACCGACCAGGGACAGGCCAGGTGTGCGTAAGATGGAAAGCGTCGCTGACCGTGAATGGCTACACCAGAAAGAAATCATTCTCAGAGGGGAAATACGGCAAGGACGGCGCTCGAATGCTGTGCGCACTCTATCGCATGGCATGGATGATCGAGGAAGGAATCTGGAATCCGAATGATGGCGACCCCTTCTCAATACTTGGCGCGGGACAATTCTTCTCGGGGCGATCGGACATGGAAAACACAGGATGCGACTATGAAACTATGCAACAAATGTCCGGCGCTCTCGAATAGCGCGAACCCTGACATGAGCCACGCCACTACAACGCCGCCCCTCAAGGAAAACGCCAACGGCGTTGGCTCTGTGGATTTGTTAGCGGAGCTTCGCGCCCGCTTCCCTGAAGACCGACTGCATTACCCGCCAACTCCCGATTGCAAACGGTGCTCTGGAACTGGTGTCCAACCACCGAAGAAACTCCCGAGCGGCACCATGCTTAATGAGGGCGCGTGCGCCTGCCTTTGGTTCGGGGAGAATACGACATGGCTCGCCGGGCTGCTCGAAAACTGCGCCCGCGATGCTCTTTCCGCGAACAACCCGAGTGAGACAGCCAACCAATAATCTTTAAACAACACCAAGCTCTCGCGCAAACCAGCGGCGTGAGGCGGCTTGTCTCGAATCGCTGGTAGGATAAATACTATGGGAACATACGATCAGACAACTGCGACCGCGACTAGCAGGGATTACTTAATATCATACTGCACGGACACGAACTGCACCACGGCTGGAACTAATGACGGCACGGTAAGATACACGATTATCGTGCCGCCTCCGCGCCAATTGTTGGTGAAGCCACCGCGTCACTGGAAGCAAAGTAAAATCGACGGATTCGCAGGACTGGTGAACGAGGAAACGCATACGGGATGGCGAGTGACCGCTCTCGTGCGTGTGCAAAAAATATACGATAAAAATGTAGAAAAGCTGAGTATGGCGAAATTCAAAGCCCTCATGCTGCAAACCTCTTCGCCGGAAGATGCAGAGAAAATCAAGAGGTTCTTTGCCCGAAAATCCTACGTTAAAGCTGAGCCACGCGGGCCAAAGGAGGAGAGATCATGATTGCGGTGATGCTTGCGAATATCGGACAGCTGCCCGCGTTGCGCTGTGGCGTCTAGTTAGGCTCTCCTTCGTGCTCCGCAGAGGTGTGGCCAACTCCGTGGAAGGCCCCACTATCGCGCCACCAATCGATCAGCCAACGATGCGCGATCTCACGCTCCGAAATGTCGGCTGGATATGGCAGCGCATCAGCCAATAAACGGAATGACATCAGTAAAGAACCGACAACCTGAAATCGTAATGAAAAGAAAAACATGGGCTCTTCTTCTAATACGGGTGGCTTCTGGTCTCGAAGCCACTGCTCAACGGCTGCTTCGATGCGCGCGACGTGGGGCCGTTCGATCAGCTCAAACGCCTGAACGCGCGCTGGCAAATCGGCATCAGTTGTCGCTGGCCGTAGCCAGGGAGCTGCTGTCCAAGGGAGATATGGGATGGCAAGAGCGACTGACTCGCCGAGCGAATACCAACGATTCTCTTCTTCCTTTGAATACTCGCTGCGCATCGGATCTTTCTTTGCCTAACGGTTCTGATGAGCAACGAGGCCCGAAGTAATACCTGATATGAATACACCAAATCAATCACCCGAAAAAGGACAGTCGGCCTCGTTGGCTCTGGCTGTGGGTTCGACTCTAGTTGAGCGACTACGCGAGGGCGCAATTCAAACTCCGCGACGCTGGTCTGGCGACTGTGGAGAAATGTCCACTGTGGACGAAATCGCGACCGATGAACTCATGGTAAAAGCCGCAGACGAAATTGAACAATTGGAGGCAAAATACTATGATTTGATTTATGCCGTATCTCAAAAATGGCCGAATGAAACACGGCACGAAACAGCTTTTCGATACATTCGACAGGCCGAAACGATTACCAATGAACCCGCACAGTCGAACGACCGAGATGTGGGACGCGACGAGATCGCGGCCTCGAAACCCTCAACCGAATAAAATACCATGCCCGATAAAACACACTGCGAGCAATCGCGTTCCACACTAGCGACTGGTTCTGTATCCGATTATCGAAGAGGATACGCAGCAGGACATGCTGCCGCGATGCGTAGCAAGCGACCTATCAAGCCACCTCCCACCTATAAATATAAAATTATGCCCAACGCGATAGTCTGTGATCTAGCCGATCCCGTGCAGCGCGAAGGATACGAGACAGGGAAGTGTAAGGATGGCTCATTCAGCGATAATCCATACGAACAAGGCTCCGATAAATACTACCGATTTAATCGAGGTGTCCAAGCGGCATGTGAAATCATCGAACTCAAGAGACAGAACGCTTCAGGTCTGCCACCTGCGACGAACAACCAAACAGGGTTAAACGAATGAATAAACAGGGTATAATCGAAAACGAAACGCCGACACCTAGCGCCAAGCAGGTTGGTCAGCACCGTCTTGTTCTGCTTGATCTGTTTTGCGGGGCTGGTTGTGCAGGGGAAGGCTACCGCCGAGCCGGATTCGACATTGTAGGGGTGGACATCAACCCTCAGCCAAACAATCCCCACACGTTCATTCAAGGTGATGCGTTGGAATATCTGCGAGCTCACGGGCACGAATACGACGTGATTCACGCAAGTCCGCCGTGCCAGACATTCACAGTCTATCGGAATTGCCGACCGGGGCACAAACCGAAATGGCCGGATATGATCGAGCCGACCCGGCAAGCACTGGTTGCGAGCGGCAAGCATTGGGTTATGGAGAACGTCCCAGGAGCTCCGCTGAAAGATCCCGTCCAACTGTGCGGGACATCGTTCGGAATTAGGGTGCGGCGACATCGACTGTTTGAGGCGAGTTTCCTGATTGATCCAGTGCCGTGCGATCACAAGCGATTCACTGCCCGAATCTTCCCCGGATCGACGAACCGCCCCAACGGTCGGACGGTGTGCAACGTGGGAGAGTATCGCGTCCCGCTCGCGGTGCAAAAGGAACACATGCAGGTCGATTGGAATTTAACACTCAGCGAACTCTCGCTAGGAATACCGCCCGCTTACACGGAATACGTGGGCCGTGAATTTTTGAAGCAGAACAGTTCGTGTGAGACGCCGAGCGAAGCGAGGTTGTCTCGAAACGATGGTTCTACCTCCGAAATTTAACCCGTAATCAAACCCTCAACTATATAATAATGCACGTTCCATCAGGACAATTAACTCAAGAAGAAATGACACAGTCATCAGCCTTTATACGCAACTTCGTTCCCGTCGACATGAAAGACGCGACCCCAAAGCAGAAAACAGGCATGCAGGTCAGCCCTCACGATCACCGCAGCAAACTAGGTAAGGTGCTAACGAAGCAGACTCGATCACGTCACGTTCCACACGTAGGGGCCAAGCAACGCGCAAAACTGGCCGCAATCGGGCAGTAGAACATCTAACTCACCCGACGACGAACCACCGAAAGGATCAAAATGAAACAAGAAACTATCGAGACATTACCCGCCGAAGTGCCAGCCCGCCGTGAGGAGTTGGGTGAAGTGTCTGGTTCGTCTAAATGGGTTATGGTTTCAGATCACCCGTATTATCCAAATGTTTCATATTTTGACACTGAGGCCGAGGCGCTAAAGGAGGCGAGTGATGAGGTCACGCAGCTACATGAAGCCGACGGAAGGCACGATGAAAGCAAAGTATTTGTAGGGCGCGTGACGATGCTGAAGAACATAAAGACCCACTACTGAGACGAACAACTCAGCTGAGGTGCGAGCGAAGCGAGTTAACTCTGGCTGACTGGTTCGATCCGCTCATTTACGTGCTCAAAATAAAAGTGAGAAATATCACAAATAAAGCTTGCGCATAATGTGAGCATATGCACACTATGTCACATCGAGGTAATCAAGCCTCACCAAAAACAAATATATAAAATGAAACACTATTACGCCGAAAAATCCCCCCGTGGATTCGCGAACGAAATGAATACCTACCGCTTCAAATCCAAGATTGAGCGCGACGAGTGGGTGGATCGACATGAGAGCGATGGAGATGTAAACAGTGCCGCTTGCGGTGCGAGAGCGATCACCGCGAAGCAGGCAGCGTCCAACGTCGGCTATCGCGGTGACGCGGCGACGGACAGCTACAACAGCGGATACATTGACCTGTGAGCCCCGACGACTATAAAGCGACCCGCGAAAAGCTCGGCCTCACGCAGGCCGGGCTTGCCGCCCTCTTGGGTGTGCCCCGCGAAAGCATCAGCCGCCGAGAGACTGGTGATCAGCGAATCACCGAAGAGGCTGTCTTGGCGCTCCGCGCCATCCGCCCAAAAAAACAGAAACGCTCAGGCGGATCGAACAACTGAATATGCCACACCTAAACACACAGGTAAGACGCAAATCTTTGCACCGGAGTAAGAACTGCTGCCGCGCGGCTCGGTTTGCTAAGATGCGCGCCGCCAAGGAGCGCAAGCGCATAGAGCGGCTCGCGCTCCCGGATGTGCTGCCCGATACTTCGCATTGCAAGATGCCCGCGGCGAAGCCTTCCGGTTTCGAGCTCACGATCCGGTGTCTCGATGATGGAGTTAAGGTCAAGCTGCGCACGGTGCGCGATCCGTGGGGTGGGCTCACGGTCTCGCCTACGCTGGCGGGCCGCAAGGTCGCGGCGGTGCTGGCTAACTATCTGCCCGATAATTCCTTTCGGATCGTTTCCTGATTTTCCTGATTTCCATATAAATCCTATTCCGAATTTTCGAGCATGAATCTCTCTGATCAAACAGCTCCTTTGTTGGCCCCGGGTGAAGCCTGGTCCTCGGACGTTTGGGCCTTGCTGGGCGTGACTCCGCACCCGGTGGCACCGTTGCCGGATGAGGCTTGGCTGCGCGCGAATAGCGTGGGGGCTTTGCTCGAGTTTTTGAATGAGCGCGAGGAGACGATTCACCGGATGCAGGCCGATCCGGCGCGGTATGGTTTCGAGCCCGGATCGTGGAAGGTGCTCGATGCGTTGTGCGGTTTCCCCTGGGAGGATCCGTCGCGGGAAATGATTCTCACCGCGAAGTCGATCACCGAGCGCGAGGAGCTCCAGGCCAAGCAGGATTGGGCGCTGGCGGTGCGGCGCCGGTTGCTCAAGCGCGATGCGCCGATCAAGATCCTGCTGCTTAATGGCGGCAATCGGGGCGGCAAGAGCGAGTGGGCCGCAAGTCGGGTAAACAAGCTCTTGCAGTTTAAGGCCGGGGCGCGCGCCTGGGCTTTTCACCAGGATGCGAGCATGAGTCGCGACTATCAGCAGCCGCTGATTTATAAATATATTCCGGCCGAGCTGCGCACGGAGAAGGGTATCCGCCTCAACCCGGCCTACATTGCCTACAAGCAGCAGACGGGTTTCTCGGAGGAGAAGCTCGTGTGGCCGAATCGCAGTGATTTATCGTTTCGCTACTACGAGCAGGATGCGGCCAAGATCGAGGGCGGCGAGTTGGATGTGGTCTGGTGCGATGAGCTGGTGCCGGCCTCCTGGATCGAAACGCTCAAGGCTCGCGTGGCGACTCGTGCGGGCTGGTTGTTGATTACCTTTACCCCGGTCGGCGAGCTCGGCACCGCGGCCGGTGGCTACTCGCCCACGGTTAAAATGTTTCTCGACCGCGCGACCACGACCGCCGAGGGCACGGCGTATATGTGCCCGGCCGATGGTGGGGAGCCCGATCTCGAGCTCACGCTCGCCGGGCAGGATTTGATCGCGCTTGCGGAGGGGCGCCCGAGCCAACCCGCGCCGGCGCCAGGCCGTGAATTTCGCAAGGTGCCGCGGGTGATGGCGATCGATGATGAGAGATCCGGCGTGTTCTTCTTTCACAGTTTCGACAATGCGTATGGCAATGCGCCCGAGCTCGTGGCGCTCTATAAAGATTCACCTACGGCGGATAAGCTCATGCGGTTTTACGGGCTCGCGGAGAAATCGATCTCGGGGAAATTTCCGCGATTCAATCCCGCCGTGCACGCCGCGATGGCCGGCGAGCAGATGCCGCGCGCGGGCACGGCTTATATGGTGGTCGATCCGTGCAGCGGTCGTAATTGGGCGATGCTCTGGTGCCGCGTGCTCGATACGCCGCGCGGGAAAACGTATTACATTTATCGCGAGAGCCCTTGCCCCGGCCGCTACGTGCCGGGCGTGGGCGATATGGGCGAGTGGGCGGTGCCGGGCGAAAAGCACGATGGCGCCAAAGGCCCCGCGCAAACGGCGCTCGGCTGGGGCCTGAATCGCTACCTGCGCGAGATCTACCGGCTCGAAGGTCGCACCGATTGGGAGGAGGTCGTGCTCGATGATAAACCTTTCCAGTGGGATAAGGATGATACCCCCGAATATACGCCGATCAGGAAGCGCAAGCGCCGCCCTGAGCAGGGGGAGGATGTGTATTCACGGATCTTAGACAGCCGCGCGGCCGCGCATCCCACGCAGCAGCGCGAGGGCTCGACCACCCTGCTCGAGGAGCTCGATGAGCTCGGCATGGAGTTTGTGCCCGCGAGCGGCGGCGCCTATGCCGATGATACCAAGGTGCATTGGGTGCACTTGATCAATGATCTCCTGGACTACGATGAGGGGCAGCCGATCGATAGCTTGAATTGCCCGCGGCTCTATATCGCCAAGGAATGCAAAAACTTAATCTTTGCGCTGCAGAACTGGACCGGGGAAGACGGCCAGAAAGGCGCCTGCAAGGATTTTATCGATCTCGTGAAATACCTCATCCTCGCCGAGACCGAAGACTACGGAGAAAACGCCGCATGAAGCCCGGAACCGAGAGGCAACGCGCTTTATGTGGAAAGCTGGAAAATCAGGAAACAAGGCACAAACGGAATTATGAAAATCATTAAAGAAGGAAGTGCGCAGATCGGGAAGTGGTGGGTCGGACTGATATTAACCTGCCCGACCTGCGGCCGAGTGGTCGAGCTCGAAGAGGGCGATGATATGATGGCCGATTGGGAACCTACCGAACCAAATCAAGTGAAGATTTACTGCGACAACTGCCGCGATGTGGGGTTTACCGCCCAGCTCGCCGACCACGATCCTGCCTCACAGTCCGTTCCTTCCGTTTCCTGAATTTCTTTCTGAGTTCCACATAACTGCTCTGCCTCCCAGCAATCCACATTCCGCAATCCAAAATCCAAAATCGAAATGATCACAATCAATCCAGAGCCCGAGGGGCATTTATTACAGCGGGGGGATATCATGGCGTGGTGCGATGGGATCTCCGTGGAGCAGTGGCGCAAGATTCAGCCGCACCTGACCGTCGTTAAATTGCCAGGGTGCGCGAAAAACTATTATGCAAAATCAGACGTGAAGCGAAAGCTCGTCGAACCTTTATCTCAAGAATTATGAAAAACGATGAACTTAACCACGGTGCCGCGATGCGCCTCGATGATGATCAACCCAACCTCTCCTTAATGGAGGAGGAGCTGCAGCAATCGACCGAGCAGGCGAGTGATCGCATCACCGCGATGGCGACCGATGAGGATACCCGCTTTTGCCGGTGGTCGCAGCAAAATGCCAGTGGCCGCAAGGGCCTGATCGGCGCCGATGGGCGCCCGGCCGAGCCGTGGGCGTATAGTGCCGATACCCGGCACCACCTCGTGGATGAGATCGTGCGCGATCAGGTGACGATGATGAAAGTCGCCCAGCGGCGCTCGCGCCTCACGGTGCGCGGCACCGAGGCCGGGGATATGGCGCGAGGCGGCAAGACTCAGATTTACCTGGACCAGCTTCGCGATACCCGGATCCGGGAGAATACGGCGACCGAGAGCGAGCTCGCGGCCAACTGGCGGCAAACGCATGGCTTTGCTTTGATGAGCATTACCTGGGCGCAGGAATACGGTCGCGATTACGAGGTGGTTACCCTCGAGGGGCTGCAACAAGCGGCCCAGCAGGGCGATCAACAGAGTGCGGCGCTGGTGGCCGATCTGTTTTCCGAAGAGCCCGAGGTGCGCGCGGCTTTGGCGGCGCAGTTGATGGCCGTCTACGAGGATCTCACGAAGAAGGAAGCGCTCAGCCAGTTAAAGGCGCTCAAGGATGCGGGCACGATGGAGCTGCCGGTGCGCTACTTGCGGGTAAACGAGCCGCGATGGGAAGCGCTCAAGCCGTGGCGCGATGTGTTTCTCCCGGCCAATACCGAGCAGGTGCAAAACGCGCGGTGGATCGCCTGGCGCGTGACGCTCAATGCCTCGCAGCTCGAGGAGAAAGCGCTCAGCGAGGGCTGGGATCCCGATTTTATCGCCGCGGTGCAGAAAACCGAAGGCACCACGATTTTAGAAAACATCGACGGCGGGCGGGTCGCGACAGATCGCCAGACCGCCGATCGCGCCGAGGCGATGGATGGCCTGCATGAGGTGTTCTATTTTTACTACACCGAGGCCGATGAGCACGGCGTGCCTTGTCGCTACCGCACGGTAATGAGCCCGCATATCGCCAAGGATAGGCTCGATGGCCCGCTCTACGGGATCGATGAGCCGGTGGGCTACGATCACGGCAAGATGCCCTTTGTCGAGCTGCGGGCCGAGCTCGCGGATCGCCAGTTGATCGAGAGCCGCGGGGTGGCACAAATCGCGGGCTCCTGGCAGCAGGAGAAGAAGCACCTCCGCGATGCCGGGCTCAATCAGACGGATCTTTATTTGCAACCGCCGATGATCCGCCCCGAGCGCGAGATCGGCCTGCCGCTCAAGATCCAGCCGCGCGGCGAGATCGGCGAGCGCCGGGGTGGGGGCCAATCCACCCGGCAAATGAGTGTGCCCGATACGGCGCCGGCCGCGAAGCCGCTCGAGCTCGAGGTGATGGGCGATGCCGATCGCTATTACGCCCGCGACCGCGTGGCCAATCCGGTGCGCGCCGGGCTCTACGATCAGGATCTGGCCGATACCTGGTGCGGCGAGCTGGCCGAGTGCTGGGGCATGACGCTGCAGCTCGCGCAACAATTCGAGAGCGATCAGAAGTTCCACCGCATCGTCGGCGGCAAGCCGGTGCCGTTTACCGTTTCCCGCGATGAGATCCAGGGCGAATACGATCTCAAGCTCACGTTTAACACCGATACCTTGGATCCCGAGAAGATGAAGGCCAAGCTCGAGACGCTCCATAAGCTGATCATGCCGATGGACCGGGCTTCGCAGATCAACCCGGCGCCGATCGTGGCCGGGCTCGTCGCGCACTATTTCCCCGAGTTTAGCGATGCGGCGCTCGAGGATGTATCACAGAGCAGCGCGCGCGAGATCGAGGATGAGCAAAAGAATTGGGCCTTGATCATGGCGGGCGAAGAGCCGCCGATGCACGAGGATAACCAGAATTTCCAACTGCGCTTGGAATGGCTGCAAAACAAGATGGAGCAACCCGGCGCGATGGCGCGTTTCGCGCAGCTCCCCGATAGCGATGAGATCAGCCAGAAGCGCTTGCAGCACCTGCAATTTATGGCACAGCAGCCGCAGAACGCACAAACCGGCCGCGTCGGCGTGCAAGCCGGATAAGGAAACAGAAACCACCTAATGAATTTATGTGGAAATCAGGAAAGTCAGGAAACAAGGCAGAAATTCAAAACCCCCACGAAAGGAAAACTAGATCATGAAATTATATAATCCATTTAAGAAGATCCGCGAACTGCGGGCCAATGTCCGCGAGCTCGAGAAGAGGTGCGAATCTGATAAATGCTGGCGCGAGCTGCACGAAAGCCGGATCCACGATCTGCGCCGCGAGCTCCTCGAGGCCGCAGCTCGTGAGAGCGAAGCTCTGCGTCCCGTTGCCTGGCCGAAACCGGCGGATCGGTTGAGCGATCTGCAGATCAGTGAGGAGATCGGGGCCGATCCCGGGCTCGGTGCGCTCAAGGCGCTGCACCAGCTCCTCGATGATGAGATCTCCGATCAGCTCGATAAATCTACGCTCCCACCGCAAGCAGGCTTCACCCCTGCCCAGCGCGAATATGCCGCCGGCGGGGCCGAGGCATTGCGCGAGTTTCAAAGTAAGCTCATGGCGATCCACACCCGGCGCGCTCGTGAGGATGCGCAGGATGATGAGCAAGAGTAAGACCCCTCTCTGCGATGCGGAGCACGATCCATTTCTATCACTCAGTGAATTGATGCGTGGTAAGTGGGTGCCCTTGAAGTTCGCGCAGCAACTCGAGATCGAGCTGCGGAGATTAAACGCGAAGCTCGCGAAGAGCGCGAAGCCGTGAGGCCCCGCACTTTATGTGGAAATCAGGAATCAATCCAGAAACAAGGCAGAAGTCGATCAGTTGCCTCTCAGTCCGTTTCTGCCTTTTTTCCGTTTGCTTCCACATTCTATATTTCGGCGCGGCTCACGGCGTATAAAACTTAAAGAAGGCGGTTAAATGAGGGGGGTAGCGGTGTCTAGGGTGGGGTAGGTAGGGCGATGTTTTGCGACCCTTGGCGGGGGCGTGGTGGGTAGGGGGTATGAATACCCTGCTCAGTCGTTGGCAGATCATACCGGGCTCGCTTTGCGTGCCTGGTTCCCTCAGCGGCGTAACCTTAACGGAAGGTCAAAACCCGTGAGTAATCCAGCCGGCGAAAGCGCCACACCCCAATCAACCGAAGCTACCGAGGTGGATCTTAATACGATCCTCTTTCCGACGGAAGCTCAACCGGATCCCGCAGCCGAGGCTGCCAGTGATGAAGCAATCGAAGGCGAACTAATCGAAGAGGAGGGCGCGGGCGCCGGCCACGATCCCGAATTTGATGATGAGCTCGGCGACGAGGAGGAAAACCCCGCCGCGGGCGATGGCGATGAGCCGGATCCCGAGGCAGCCCAGGATGAAGCGGAGGGCGAGGAAACCGAGGCCGATGAGGCCGCGGACGCTACCGAAGAACTGGATGAGGAAGATGCTAAGGCGCGTGCTAAATTTACGCCCGAACAGCAAAAGCAGTTCGACAAGGCGATGGCTAAGAAGTCGCGCAAGACCGCAGAGATCAAAGCGCAACTGGATGAGCGCGAGCAATCGCTCACCCAACTGCAGACCGAGCTCGAGGAGGCGCGCGCTAATCCGCCCGCCACCGCTGCTCCTACTCCCGACAACCCGCTCCTGGATGTGGCCGATGAGGCCGCGCTCGAGGAGCGACTCACGATCGCGCGCAAGCGCCGTCGCTGGGCTCGCGCCAATCTCAACGGCGCGCTGCTCGATGCTGAGGACGGAAAACAGGTCGAGTTTACCCCGGAACAAGTGGGCGAAATGCTCGCGGAAGCCGAGGAGTTGATCGAGGAGCACGTGCCCGCTCGGCGCGAGTTTCTGCGTGTGCGGCACACGGCCGACCAGGAAGCCGAATCGGCTTACCCCTGGCTTAAAAACAAGGCCACGGCTGGCGCCGTCGAAATCGAGAAAGCCCTGCGGCAATACCCGCAGCTCGGCGGCCTCGTGCCCGATGTGAAGCTGGCTATGGCCGATATGTTTATTGGCCGGAATATGCGCCTGATCAAAGCCCAAGAGGCGGCGAAGAAAGCAGATCCGAAAAGTAAGGCCACCGGCAAATTGCCCGGTGTTCGCAAGGCTCCCGCCTCACCGGCGGGCGGCACCCGGCCCGCGCGCGTCCATGCGCAGGCGATCCAGAAGAAGACCGCTGCCAAGCGCTTCACGGAAACCGGGCACGACCAGGACAACGCGGCGCTCCTCGCGGTATTAAACGAATAACAACCGGCCCGGCGAAGGCGCCGCTGGGCCATCCAAAAACTAAATATCATGCCAGGATTACAAGAACCAAACCAAGTCGGCAAGCGTCAGGATTTGTCCGACTACATCACCAACATCGAGCGCTCGGAAACGCCGCTCTTCACGATGCTCCCCAAGGACACCGTGCACAATACCAAGTTTGAAACGCAAGTGGATGACTATGGCGATACCGACGATATCAACGGCGTCGGCTCCGGCGAGGATGTGACTTCGTTTGATAACATGGCCGAAAACCGTGGGATCATCGAAAACTACGTCATGAAGATGCGGGAAGTGCCGATGGTGGACGATCTCGCGGAAAACGTGAGCGAAAACCCGGCGATCTCCAAAGGCGAATACGCCGAGGCCGTGCGCAAGGCGACGATTCGCATCAAGTTCCGCGTGGAAAAGCGCATACTTTCCCAGGTGGAAGGGACAGCGCAGAGTGGCGCCACTAAATACGGCACCTGCTCGATCGGTGGTTTCCTCAAATCCGGCGCGCCTACTGGTGCGCAGATCGTGCCTGAGCGTTTCCGCCCCGCGGCCGCGCAGGTTTACACCGGCACGCTCGCCGCTCTCGAGGAGTCGGATGTGAATAACATCGCGCAAGAAGTCTTCGAGGCCACGAATGGCATGGGTAAATTCCACGCTCCAGTGGGCTCCGAGCTCAAGCAGAAGATCAGCCTCATGTCGATCTATCAGCCCGACAAGGCGAGCAACACCGTGGTGCGCCGGATCAACCAATCCGCGGGCGAAGTCTTGCAGACTACGGTCGATATCATGGTGGGCGATTTCGGTCGCGTGGTTCTGGTGCCCTGCACCCGGATGCGCTACTTCGATGGCGCCGGTGCGGCTACGACTACGGCCCAGCGCCGCGGCTCGGGCTACATCCTCGATCTCTCCAAGTGGGGCCTCACCTTTAAACGCACTCCCGGCCATCGTAAGCTGGAAGATCAAGGCGGCGGCCCTCGTGGCATCGTCGATACGATCTTTGGCCTGCGCGCCAAGAGCCCGAAGGCCAACGGTGCGATCCTCGTCTCGGCTTAATCACCGCGACCACGAAACCCTTAACTAAGGAAATTACAGATTATGAATATAAGTGAATTAACTCTCCAAGAGCAGGTGCGCACCGGGTGCCGCTATGCTGCCGAAATCGATCACACCGATCTCAGCGATACCGCGGCGACCACGAAAACCCTCACCTTCGATGCCGGTGGCGTCCTGGGCGATGTGGTGGACCGCGTGTTGATCGATCTCGTGACTGAGTTCGACGGCGGCGCTACTTCCGAACTCACCGTGCAGGTGGGCTACGATCTGGCCGCGGGCACGGATGATCCGAATGGATTGGCCGTGGCTCAAAGCCTGCATGCCGATGCGACTCCGATCAATACGGGGGTGAGCACGCTCGCCGTCGCGTTCTTGGAATCGTATTCGCTCACGGCGCTGTTTACGGCGACGGGTGCGAATCTGAGCACGCTCACGGCGGGCCGGGCGCGGATCTACTTCAACAAGATCAGCCTCCCCGAGCTGCGCAATATCAACGCTGAATAAGCGTTTTGTTACATGACTGCTACTATGCCGCCGGATACACTGGTTGAGGATCACCTGGGGATCGATGGGGAGTATCTCGATGATACTGGCCTCGATGCCTCGGATGGCCCGGGAATCGTGATGCCCGGCGGCATGGATGAGCAGGAGCTGCTTGATTTGCTTTGGAAGGATCTGCACCGCGGCGAGGCCGCGAAGGCGATCCTCACGGAAGCGCGCATGCGGCGCGTGATTGAAACCAGCAAGGATCTCGAACACCGCGCCATCGAAGGGCTCGGACGTTGCGCGGCGAGGATCCCGATGGAAATGTATTTAGAATGGACCGCCCGCGAAGGGCCCGAATTTTGGCTGCAGGAGGATACCCTTGATTACTTTGAAAAGCGCGCCGGTGGCGGCGTGGGCAATCCCGGCTTTAAGATCACGACCCCCGGTAAAACGATGGTCACGGTCGAAACTAATTTCCCGAGTGGGGACTCAGGGAAGTCATGCGATAGCTGTGTTACGGCTGGTCCGGTGAAAGCCGGGCCAGCTAAACCGGCCAGCCGTGGGGGGCGGTGGGCGAGCTGATGATACCCGAATACCTCAGAATTTTGAATGTGGAAGCAAACGAAAGAAAGGCAGGAACGATCCCGATGCACTGCCTCTCGGATCTGTGGCCATCTGTGCAATCTGTGGTTAAGAAACTGCGCTGCCTCACGGCTTCCGTTTCTGCCTTGTTTCCAGCTTTCCACATTAAACTGATTGGGGGATCGAGCTGATGCCTAGAGTTACTTTCAAATCTGTCCTCGAGGGGGTGTATCAAATGGGTGGGGGAGATCCCTCGCAATTTAGCGATGCGGATAAACGCGCGGTGATCCAGTTCATCGCCGATCGCACGCGCGATGCCTGGGAGTTTTACCGCTGGCCCGAGCAGATGCTCACCGAGCCCCGCAACTACCGGCTGGCCTACGATGCGGCGACCACTTACGCGATCGGCTCCGAGGTGTTTTACCTCACGGCCTATTACACCTGCACCGCGCCGAGCACCGGCAATCTGCCGACTGATACCGATTATTGGTCGCCGCTTACCACTTTCCGCAAAGGCATCCCCTGGGCGCAAACCGGGCAGACGGCCATCGAGGCCGTGCTGCGCGTGTGGAACCAGGATCCCGATACTTACGAGAGCGCGCGCGAGCTCGACTATAAGCTCGTGGCCGATGGCCTCGTGCTGGATCCCGGCACCGAAGAGGCGACCGTGTGGGTCGAGTTTCGATCCGGTTGCCCCGATTTTGAATGTGCGCTTTACAGCGCGACCGCGGTTTATGCGATCGGCGATTTGGTGTATGCGGAAAACGAGTGCTACCTCGTGGGCGCGACGACGACCGCCGGGGATCTGCCGAGCACGGCGCCCGCGAAATTCACCCTGCAATCCATCCCCTACCGGCTCGCCCGGGCGATCAAGGCCGGCGCTTTCGCCGACTACCTGACCAACAACGACCAGGACTCCAAGGCGAGTAAGTGGGAAGGCAAATTTAACTACCAGCTCGAAGAGCAAGTGTGGCAGCTCACCAAGCTGCAAGGCCAGACCGGCCGCCCGCAAGTGCGCGTGTAATTTTCAAAAACCTATACCGGAGACAATCAATTATGAATACCACCCTAGTCGTGCGCAGCAAGCAGGTGACGGATGCCAATCCGGTGCCCGTATCTTTGGCGCCCCAAGTCGAAACCGCCCCGAGCAACAGCGCGCCGATCACCAGCGCGGCCGATATCACCCTGGCCGCAGGCGAGCGACTCTTTATCCAAAACCTCGATACCGATGCGCTCTTTGTGCGCCGGGCCACCGGGGCCACCACCTCTCTCTTTAACTACGTGCTGCAAGGCGGAGGCGCGGCCGATGATGGCACCGGCGGCGCTCTCGTGATCGACGACTATATCGGCGTGGTGTCCTTCGCGGGCACGACCGTGCGCTACAACGCTTGGAAGGCTTAATGCTATGAATACACCCAGCACCCCTCCTCGGATCATGATCGGCGCCAGCAGTGGCGCCGCAGGCTCTGCCGGATACTTCCCCGCGCCCCAAGCAGGCGACGAAGGTAAACTACCGCGAGGTGATGGCACCTGGGTGACCGCCCTCGGCGACTATTCCGGAGAAGTCGCCGGTGGTAGCGTGGCGGCCACGAGCACGAGCGCCGGCGATTGGTATGTGATCAATGCCGCTGGCACCTCGCAATCGATCACCTGGGCCGTGGGCGATATCGCCATCTACGAAGGCACCTCGGGCAACTGGTCGCAAGTGGCCGGCACCGGCTGGGGCGTGCCCGCCGCGAGTGATGCGGAAGCGATCGCAGGCGTAGAAAACGCCAAGTATATCGCACCGGATACGCTGCACGCTTATGGTGGACCGCGCTTTGCCAACCGCGCCCCCATCGCCCTACCGATCAGCGACGGAGCGACCTCGAATCGCGCAGTCGTGCAGACAGGCACCACTCGCACCAATCTTGCAGGCGCACCAGCGGCGACATGGCGGGGACTGGTCTATGTGCCAGAGAGTGATCCAACCGTTGACATAGTGGTTCACCAGCTCGCTGGAAGCGCGACCGCGGGCACGACATTCTACGCAAACGAACTGGTCGCAGTCATTGGATCAAATGGCAATTTGACTCTTCAGCAGTGGGGCGCAGCTTTCCCAAGCAATAGATATTTCCTCTACACGGATTTTCGGGCGGCATACTCTGGTCAGTATATTTTTTTAGAAGTCGCTTACGCCAATGGCACAACCGCTCCAGTCGTGCGGGTGAATGACATTGATATATCTGCATCGTTCGCCACAGGCTCAGCTGGGACAGTCCCAGATTGGCTAGATGCCACAATGATCGGTTCGTTCTTGGTCGCTGGCTACAACTGGCCCTCCGGCCCCGCACCCCTCGGCCAATGGATCAACGGCGCACTCTCCGATGCAGACCGCACCTACTGGCGCACGACAGGCCAGCCTCCCGAGTGGGTTGTGGCTGGTGGGAGTATGGTCAGCATCACTGCGGGATCATTTGTCTCTGGCACAGAATACACGATCACCACAGTCGGCACTACAGATTTCACCCTTATTGGGGCCGCCTCTAGCACAGTTGGATTGCGTTTCACTTCAACGGGTGTAGGCACCGGCACAGGCACAGCAGTCAAAGCAGGAGCACTCTCAATCCCCGTCCAAGGGCCAGATGGTATCGTGCTCGACGGCACGCGCTCTAATGCTCCGGTGATCGGCACGATGACGGGGATGCGGTGGAGCAAGACCTCGCCCGTTGGCACACGCTACGGTGTTCCGAAGACATACGACTTTGGTGATATTTCCACGACCGCCGCGACGACTGCCCACGCGATCCTCCCGGCTGGTTGGGTGGTGCGAGAAACGCAGCTCAATGTGATCACGGCCTTCGATGCTTCCCGCGTGCTGGATGTAGGCATCTCGGGCACACCCGAAGCCTTCGCCTCCGACATGGCACTCGATGCCATTGCCTACGTGCTTGAAGCCAGCGCATTGCAAACGCCAAGCGCATCCGTCCGCACAATCTACCTGCAACTCTCTGCCTCCGTAACCGTGGGCAAGGTCGCAGTCGATACCATCCTCGAACGCATATTTTAATCCTATGAAGACCGCCAAAATAGTAACGATCAAACCGCAATTCGGCCAAGTCGAGTATGACATCTATGAAGACGATGTTCTGATCTCACACGGCCACCTCGTGAGCGTGGTGCTCACTGCCGAACGGACCGGCGCAGAGCTGCAAGCTCTCGTGGATGCCGATGCGATTGAGCAGGGATTGCTGCCCGAACCCATCTAAGATGATCATCCACGCCGACAATTCACTACTCAAAGCCGCAGCGATGGCTGGGCTGGTGGCCGTGCTTTGTCTGGCTGGTTTGATGTTCTCAGGATGTGGCTACGCTAAGCACAAAGATCCCGATCTTTACCGTGAATCAAGCCCAGCCGCTGCGCAAGAAGCCGCCCGCCTGCACGCTCGGGATATCGCTGGTGACTACCACCAGAACAAGTGCTGCGGTTCGATGGAGCCCCTGATCTACGCTGGCGACTGGATCGTGACGAAGCGCGAAGTATTCACCGATGCTCTGCTCGGCAAGGCCGGAGTCTATCGCCGTGAGAACGGCCAGCATCTCCTGCACCGATTCGTGAGTGGCAATGCACGCGATGGGTATATCGCCAGTGGCGACAACAACGCCCGCAGCGAGCCCGACGAACGAGTAACGAGCGCCAACTACATTTCAACTGCCGTCGCCATTTACCGCGTGGCACCAGACCAATGAAGCGCGCCTTTACCACCATCGAAGTGCTGATTGCTCTGGCGTTGCTCGGGCTCGCCTTTCCAGCGCTCAAGCCAAAGTTTTTGGATGGCGATAGTAAGCGCGCGACCGCGAGCCAAGAGGCGACTGCTGCCGTGAGCCAAGCGACCGCCGAGGCCGAAGCGGCCGCGAAGAAG